GAAATAGAATTTCCAAAGGAGGCGGAAGTTGAAGAAGTTGAAGAGCTTAAGGCTGAAGAAGAACCAGCAGAAGAAATTGAAGAGGCAGAAGAAACAGAAGAACCTGAAACTGAAACTGAAGTTACAGAAGACACAGGAGAAGAAACAGTATTGGAAGACGATGACTCAGATACACAACCGGTTGTTGAAACAGTACAAGAAGGAACTCCAGAACCAAAAGAGCCTATGATTCCAAAATCTAGGTTTGATGAAGTTTTAGCTAAACAGAAAGCTTTAACAAAACAACTACAAGAAGCAACTAATCCGGTAGAAACAATAGATAAAGCACCTGAGTATGATTTTGCTGCAAAAGAAATAGAGTATCAAGAACATATTTTAAATGGGGAAGCTGAAAAAGCTGCTAATTTAAGATCTGAGATTAGAGATGCAGAACGTAAGTCTATGTTGTTTGAAGTACAAGAACGTATGGGCCAAACTGTACAACAAAGTACAGAAGCTGTAGCCCTACAAAATAAAGCTGTAGAATTACAAACTGCTCACCCAGAGCTAGATGAAACAAGCGCTACTTATAATGCTGACTTAACACAAGAGGTTATGGACCTTAGAGATGCTTTTATAATACAGGGTTTTTCAGGAGCAGATGCTCTAGATAAAGCTGCTAAATATGTAATCAAACCTACATCATCAACAGAAGAACCAAAAAAAGATGTAGTTAATGAAAAAATAGTAGAAAAGAAAAAAGTAGCTAATACTACTAAAAAGATAGAAGCTGCTGAATCTCAACCTCCTACTTTAAAAGGTAAAAATAAAGTTGAGAAAAAAATAGATTTAGATGTATTGTCTACAGAAGAATTCGATGCATTGCCCGCAGAAACTTTAAAAAGAATGCGTGGCGATTTCGGATAAACTGTGGTATAACTAGAATAATTTCGCACGTAAGAGCGATATCTTACCAGGGTCGTTCCTGTAAAAAATCGTTTTCGCTTGTTAGAGCGTAAAACTAACCGGAGTCGTAATCCGCAAACAACGAGAGCGTCCCCCCCACGATAACGGGTATACGGATAGGTAGTCGCTCCAAAAGACGACTGGTTTTTAAACAACTTTGATAAGGAGAATTATCATGGCAAATACAAACTTTGCCGCGTTGACCAGTGAACAACTTACCATCTGGTCACGTGATTTTTGGCGTGTCGCTAGGAATATGTCCTTCATCAACCAATTCGCAGGTAGCGGATCCAATGCTATGGTTCAGACTATATCTGAACTTACTCAATCAGAAAAAGGAGCTAGAGCTGTATTAACACTTTTAGCCGATATGACTGGTGATGGTATCGTTGGAGACAATACTTTAGAAGGTAATGAAGAGTCATTAAGAGCTTTCGACATTGTTGTACAACTTGATCAACTAAGATTTGCGAACAGACTTTCAGGTAGAATGAATGATCAAAAATCAGTTGTGAACTTTAGGGAACATTCTAGAGATGCACTTGCTTACGCAATGGCTGACAGAATGGACCAATTAGCATTCTTAACTCTAAGTGGTATCGGTTACACACTTAAGAACAACGGTGCATTAAGACCTGTTCAAAATTCTGGACAGAATCTTGGTGACCTTGCGTTCTCATCTGACGTAACTGCTCCTACCTCAAATAGACATAGAAGATTTGATGCTACAAATGGTATCGTAGCTGGTGATGTTACTGCAACTGTTGCAGCTGACAAACTAACTTATGGTGCTATTGTTGATCTAAAAGCTTATGCAAAAGATCAATACATCAGAGGTCTAAGAGGTGCGGGTAACGACGAGACATATCATCTCTTCGTAACACCACAAGTTATGGCTGATTTAAAACTCGATTCAGATTTTCTTGCTAACGTAAGACAAGCTGGTATCAGAGGACCTCAGTCTAGCTTATTCTCTGGTTCATCAAGCTTAATGGTTGATGGAATCATGGTACATGAGTTCAGACATGTGTTTAACACTCAAGGTGCTACAACTGGTACATCATCAAATGCTGGTGCTGCTGGGTACAAATGGGGTGCTGACGCTGATGTTAATGGTTCTGCATGTTTATTCTGCGGAGCTCAAGCATTAGCTATGGCTGACATTGGTATCCCTGAGATAGTTGAAGACACATTTGACTATGGAAACCAAAACGGTATATCAATTGGTAAAATATTTGGTCTTAAAAAGCCTAAGTACAATTCTGACCACACAGGTCAAGTTGAAGACTTTGGTGTTATAAGATTAGATGTAGCATATTAATTGTGGTATATTTTATGGGTGGTTAATTATGACCACCCATATTTTAAGGATTAAAAAATGATAATAATTTCTAGTGATGATAAATATATAGCTTCAACTTGGGGCGCAAGTATTTCTTTAAAAGCAGGAGTACCAAAAGAAGTTTCAAACGAACTTGGTTTGCTTTGCTTACAAGAGGGATGTACACAATACGAAGGCGAAATGCCAACACCTGTTGTGGAAGAACCTCCAGTAATAGACGAAGATTCTGGTGGAGCGGCTGAAGAAGTTCCAGTAGAACAAGAAACAATCGAAGAGCCAGTAGTAGAACAGCATTCAGTTAGCTTAGAAGGTATGACTAAAATAGAATTAGAAGCACATGGTCGTAGTTTAGGTATTGAATTAGACAGAAGAAAAAAGAAAGCTACTTTGATTGAAGAAATAAAAGCTGCACAGTAATCAGAGTAACTTATGGCAGGTACACTTACAGGCGCTAATATAATTACAAGGGTGCAAGATACCTTACAAGATACTACGAGTGTTAGGTGGTCAGAAGCAGAATTACTTAGGTATATTAATGATGCTCAAAGGGAAATTGTAAACCTTAGACCTGAAGCATCTGCAGACCATGCTAATGTTCAATTAGCTACTGGAACAGAACAAACTATACCGGATGTTGGTCTACGACTAATAAAAGTAGTTCGTAACATGTCAGCAACTGGAAGTAGTGCTACAGGTAAAAGAGCCATTCGATTAGTAAGTTCTGATATTTTAAATGCGCAAGACCCTGACTGGCATGACCCCACTGTAACAGGGCACTCTGCGCATGGTACTGTTGTCAAAAATTATATTTTTGATGAAGATGACCCAAGAAAGTATTACGTGTATCCAGGGGTATCTGGTAATGCGTACGTAGAGATTGTTTTTTCTAGAACACCTACAGATTTAAGTGGCACTTCTTCTACAATTTACGTTGATGATATTTATGGAAATGCTATTGTGGACTTTGTTTTGTATAAAGCATATATGAAAGACGCAGAATATGCATCAAATGCGCAAAGAGCAGGTAGTCATTATCAACTTTTTACTGCTAGCTTGGGCCAAGGTGGACAAGCTCAAAGTCTTTTAGACCCAAATATTGACCCTGTAACTACTGCAACTGCAGCTTCTATGGGAGGTAATTAATAATGGCTTCTTTTTCTTCTTTAGTTAAAGAAATATTACCTTACGTTCCTATGTGTCCAGATTCTTTGGTAGAACAACATTTAAGAGCTGCAACTATAGAATTTTGTGAAAGGTCAAAAGCTTATATTTTAGATATGGACCCTTTTAATACTATTTCAGGGGTCTATGAATATGATTTTGACATACCAGTAGGGACTGAAGTTCATCAAGTATTATTAATGACGCACGATGGTAATGATATGGACCCCATAAGCCCACGTAGCTTAGAGTTAAATTATCCAGATTGGAGAGATAAAACAGGCCAACCTCATGTGTATTTACAGAAAACCCCGACTACTTTTTGGATAGTGCCTGTTCCAAGTGGGGCTAAACAAGTTATAGCTAGTGTTGCTTTAAAACCTACCAGAACTAGCAATAACATAGATACTACAATATCTAATCAATATAGAGATGCAATTATATATGGGACTTTATACAGATTATTACGTATGCCAAACAAAGAATGGACAGACATTGGCGCGTCACAAGAATATTCATTTCAATTTAATATTGAAACGAAACAAGCAGAATTAAGGGCCCGAGGCGGAGATCTTGGGGTAAAAAGAACTGTTAAGTACAAGGGAATAGGAATGCCAAGGAGACGGTATGGAAGGTACGGAAAGGAAATCGACTATTGAGGAACCCGTTTATACTGACATAAGAAAGTGTTGGAATGTTATAAGAACAGGTATCCTTGATATTTTAAAAGAAAATCCGCATCTTACCTATATCCCCGAAGATGTTTACAGTGAGTGTGTAAACGAAAGAGCTTTCCTTTACACCTCTCCTGTAGGTTTTTTGATACTAACCGTAGAGGTTGATACGTTTACAAAAGACAAGACATTACTGCTATGGATAGCGTATACTTATAAAAAAGGTGGGCATAATTGGTTAGCTCACAATGAGTGGTTTGATAACCTAGCAAAAGAAGCAGGTTGTAAGTATCTCGAAGCGAGATCACGAGTTCCAGAGATGGAATCGTACACTAAAACAATAGGTTGGGAGTTAGACACACGAATATATAGGAAAAAAGTAAATGAGTAGTAAACCAAAAAGTTCAGACTTTAAAGCAAGCGAACAAGAAAAAGCTCTTGCTTCTGTATCTTTAGCTGAAAAAAATTATTTTAGACAAAAGTATTTACCTAAACTTACAGAGCTAAGAGATAGAAGCAGTACGGAAGACTATTCAGGCGTGGCTACAGGTAGAGCCCAAGCTGACACTATGCAAGCCCTAAGTGGCAGACCTAGCTTACTAGCCGCACAATCTGTAGATGCAGCAGCAGATTTAGCTTCAGCAGCTGGAGCGCAACAACTTCAAGGTAGAACACAGGGTTTAGCAGCCCAAAGAGGCGATCAAGTAAATGTCCTTAAAAATGCTAGAGGTATGCAGGCGGATGCGCAGTCTGGTTTATCTCAAGCTGCAAGGATAGAATCTAGTAAGCAATTAAACTTTGCTAGGGCAAAACAAGCAAGAAGAAATGCTAATTTTAAAGCAGCCAATAAAATGGTAGGGCAAATGGGACAAAACTTTCAGGAAAACTTAGGGTATCAAGATGCTAATAGTGCAGAAGAAAACAAAGGATTTTTTAGCAAGTTTTTACCAGCACAGGGTATAGGGCAATAATATGTTATACGACGATTTATATAATATGGACAAAAGATATAACACAAGGGATGTTGTTTCTAATCTTCCTACTGTTAGTGATCCTGAAGCTACTTTTGCTGGCATTACTAGACAAGATTATAATGATTATGTAAATAATTTTAGAAATTTTGAAGAAAGATTGTTAAAACTTACTGATGATGATTCTTTAATAAAACAAGCTAGAGAAGATCAAGCTAGGCAGAATCAAATAGCTCAACAAGTACAACAGCGAAATATAGAAAGATATGGTGGGGCCGGCTTGTCAAATGTCCAAAGACAAGAGCAACAAAGAACTTTACAAAGAGGGGGTCAACTAGGGCTTACTAGTTCTTTAAATAATGCTAGAGTTCAACAAAGACAAGTAAATGATGCTTTATTGAATGAGTTAATAGGTATCGGGCAAGGAATTAATCAAAATTCTTTAAGTGGTTTAGGTGATGCTGCAGGTATGGCTGCTAATAGGGCATCTGCATATAAAAATGCAAAAGCTCAACATCATGGAAATATGGTTGGTTTAGGAGTAACAGCACTAGGGGCGCTTTTCGGTATATAAAATGAGCATAAGAACAAATGCAAGATTACGAGGGTTACAAGGTAATCAATTAGTAGCGGACCAACGAAAAGAAGGTATAGTTTCAGACTTAGGAATTTTATCTAATAATAATTTTTTATATCAAGGTGGTACAACTACCACTCAAAATGAAGATGGCACAAGTACTACTCTAGTAAACAATACCTTAAATGAAAGAGGTAGAGCTGAACTTTTAAAAAGAGATAAAAATGGTAATTTAGTCAATGAAAGGTTAATTACTAGTATTCTGACAGCAGACCCTGTAGCAAGTTCTTACACAGACGTAAACACAAACAAAAGAGCAAAAGGTAAGATTAGTAAAGTAAGATACGATGCTCAACGTGGCAGTAATATTTTAGAAGTCGATACCCCCCAAGGTTTTTTTCCTAAAACTCTCGGGTTGACTAATAGACAAGATGATATAGTTGCTGAGATAAGCGACGAAGATTTATTAGAAATGATTGATCAGTCTATTATCTACAATAAAAGTCTTGTTGCTGGTGGGGACATGGTTTACGCTGGCGGTAAAAGGCAAGGTGTAGAAACAATAGGTGCTGAGCAAGATGATTATGGTTCTACTATATCAGAAATAAATCAAGCAGTAGAGAATGAGCAAATTAGTCCAGGCCAAGCTGCACAAATAAGAGCAGAGCTTGCAGAAGAAAAGAAAAGACTTGGTGGCGTTGCTCCCGCTGATACTCCTTCTGGAGAAACCCCTTCTGGAGAAACCCCTTCTGGAGAAACCCCTTCTGGAGAAACCCCTTCTGG